TTGCGGATTACATCTCCAACCAGCAGCAGAAGGACATGATCGCCACTCTGAGTGGCGTTTTCGGCGCTCTCGGCTCGTCCAACTCCACCGCCGCCTTCGCGGCGCTGTCGGTTGACGCCTCCGGCTCCGGCGAGACTGTCCTCGGCCCCCGCCAGATCGCCGCAGCCGAAGCCATCCTCCTGGAGGACGCCGAGCGTCTCGGCGCCATCGTCATGCACCCCCTCGTGTATGCCGACCTCAAGGAGCGCAAGGCCATTGACTTCGTCAGCGCCAGCGACGCTCGCGTCACTGCCTCCACCATCGCTGCCGGCTCCATCACAGGCCTCAACGCCTTCGGCGGCTCGGTGGCAGCGGCCTACACCGCCTCCATGCAGGTGCCCTACTACATGGGCATGCGCGTGATCCGCTCCAAGGACGTCCCCACCTCCGGCACCGGCTCCAGCACCAAGTACGCGTGCTACGTCATGGCCTCCGGCGCCGTCGGCACCGGCGAGCAAGCCTCCCTGCGCTCTGAGGTGGATCGCGACATCCTCGCGAAGTCCGACGCCATGAGCGTTGACTGGCACAACGTCTACCACCCTCTGGGCGCCCGCTACGTCGGCTCTGCCAACCCCACCACCGCCGACCTCGCCACCGCCGCCAACTGGGAGAAGGTGTTCAGCACCGAGAACATCGGCATCGTCCGGATCACGGTGACGTCGAACTTCGACTGAGCGCGCTAACGCGCGCAATAACAGCCAGTCGCTGTAGTGAGTAGCCGCCCCCGCCATTTGGGCGGGGGCACCAGTTGTAGCTAGCCCCGCCGCTTCCGCCTCCAATGCCTTCCTCCATCTTCGAGCTGACGAGCGACCTCGCCGTCTCTAACGTCAGCGCTCGGCAGCGCCCCGTCACTGCCGCCTCCAACGCCGACACCACTCTTACCGCCGCCCAGGCAGTGGAGGGCATCGTCACGATGACCCCCACCACCGGCCGCTCCCTGACCACCCCCACCGGCGCCGAACTCAAGACCTTCTTCGGCGGCCAGCTGGAGATCGGCACCAGCTTCGAGCTGACCGTGGTCAACGTCGCCAGCGCCACCCACGCCATCACTTTCACCGCCGGTGCCAGCGGCATCACCCTGGGCGGCGCCGCAGCATCGGCCACCATCGCCGCCGCCACCAGCGCCACCTACGTCTTCTACTGCACCGCCGTAGACACCCCCGCCTTCACCACCTACCGCAAAGGCGGCTGAGCCGTGATCCGCTCCGCGGATCACGACAACAACCAACGAGGCTCTGGCGTTGCCGGAGCCTTTTTTGTTCCTTCGCCTCTACAGCTTTGGGCCTCTACTCATTCCGCCGCCTTCGCGCTCAAGAGGCAGCCGCGGCATCTCAGCAGCCCGAAGCTGCTGCACCGGTTGTTACCGACGAGCCTCCGGCACCGAAACCTCGCCGTCGCAGCGCCAAATCTGAGCCGCCGCAGGCGGCTCAGGCAAACTAGCTTTATAGCTCTGGCCCATGGCTGCACCAGCTCTTGTCGCCACCGCCGGCTCAGCCAGCGCCAACACCTACATCTCCACCGCCACGGCCGACAGCATCGCCAACGGCATGTTGGGCACGTTGGCGTGGAGTACCGCCACCAGTGACGAGAAGGCGCGTGCCCTCATCACCGCCACCAACGGCCTCGACACCCTGAGCTACATCGGCACAAAGGCGTCCGAGACTCAGGCGCTCCTATGGCCCCGCACTGGTGCCGAGTGCGGCGACAAGGCACCAGCTGACGACGAGATCCCTCGCGAGATCGAGCTAGCGACGTTCGACCTAGCCAATGCGCTCCTCGGCGATCCGGCGCTACTGCGCAGCAGCGCCACTAGCGAAGCGCTGGTGCCCGGCATCCCCAACCGCGACTTGAGCCGGCTGAAGCTCGACGTGGTCGAGTTTGAGTGGCGCTCTGACCGCGCCAACAGCACGACAAGCCGCCCCACGCCGCTAACGATGTTGCCGCATCTGGCGACGATCCTGGGCTGCCTCTGCACCAGCTCAACCGGCGGCGGCACTGGCGGCACCTGCGCAGTGGTCCGCTCCTGATCCGGCGAAGCCGGATCGACTCAACCTAGCTAGGTGCCTTTGCGCTCCCTAGTATGGGGGCGCATGGCAAACTGCGCCCCCACCACTGAGCGACCAGCGCCGGCACGCAAGCGCCCCCGCACCGGCTACCTCGCCACCCCGCTCTCCCCCGACGAGCAGCGATATGTGGCGCGGATGTACCGCGAGCATCGCGGCCTCCTCCGCCTCCTCGGCCGCAAGCTCTGTCGCAAGTACCCCTTCGTTGACTCCAGCGACCTCTTTAGCTGCATCGACACGGGCTTCATAAAGACGTGCAGAGCCTGGGACCCACAAAAGGGCACCTTCAGCACCCTGCTCACCGTCTTTTGCGAAGGCGACATCCTGCACTTCATCCGCGACCACAACTGGCTGGTCAAAGCCCCGGGTAACGTCCGACGCATCGGCCAAATGGCACGACGCCTCCTAGAGAGAGGCTCGACCGCCGCTGAGGTACTCACGCAACTGGCTATCAGTGAGTCGGAGCTGAAACTGGCGTTGGTGGCTACGCAACCCACCGACCACGACATCCGCGGCTTCGACCTCCACACCTGTCCGCGCCCAACGCCATGGGACGAGTTAGAGGCGCAGGAGGCACAAACGGCAATCTAGGGCACTACCTGTCAGGCCGATGGCTACTGGATCCTTCTTCGCGTCCTTAGGCTACAAGCTGTATGTGAAGCTGGGCAGCACCGCCAGTACGGCGCCGACAACCACCGCCGGCCTGACCCGCATCCTGTCGCTGGACAACACCGGAATCCAAGGCACCTCAGAGTCAACCTCTGTCGTTGATTATGACTCGGAGCAAGGATTCCAAAGCAATCTCATCACCAGCCAGTCATATTCGATTCCCTGTTCTATGAACCTCGACGTGACCGATTCTGGTTACGAAATCCTCAAAAAAGCAGCTCTTAAAGCTACCGATGGTGCCGTACTTGAGTGGTACAGAGAGACACCGGTAACTGACGCCTCTGGTGACAACCCCGAAGTGCACACCGGCCTCGCACAGATCGGCGATTTCTCCGAGGACATCACCGCCGGCAACATCGCCAAAGTGAGCTTCACCCTCACCGGCTACGGCGCTTACCGCTTCTATCCTCAGGGCAACCCCATCGCCACCATCACCGTCACCACCAACGGCAGCGGTCTCACTCCCGCCACCTACAGCGGCGTGGCACTGGTTGGCGTGACGCCCCAGCAGGGCATCGGCTCCGGCAAGGGTGCCACCGCTGACATCATCGTCGCCGGTGGCGGCACCGTCACCGCCGCCCCGACCATCATCGCCGCCGGCACCAACTACCGCGTGGGCGACATCCTCACCGTCAACGCCGGCACCGTCGGCGACGCAGGAGCTGATGTGCTACCCACCTTCACCGTGGCGACTGTATCGTAGTAGCGTTATACTCCAAGCGCCATTGGTCTCCGCAGCGGCCCCCACGGGCCGCTTTTTTATGCTTTAGCGCCGCCCGCCAGTTCCCGCCACTTCTCCACAAAGAACGGCTTCAGCGGCTTCGCCTCTATCGCCTTAGTGATCCAATCCCGCCCCGGCCTCACGCGCTGCCCAACCTCCGTCCCCTCAGGGTTGATGTAGCTGGGGTACGTTCCGCCTGTCTGCACCAGCTTGGCGTAGGGCGCCGTCCAGGCGATGCTCAGCGTGTTGCCGCTGACCACTGGCGGCACCTGCGACTCGGCTAGGCGCCCCCTATCGGAGATGTCTCTCAGCCCCTTCGGCACGAAAACGCCCTTGCCTTGCGGTGTGCCCAACCCCCCAATGCTCCGAAAGCGCAGCGTGTTGGACGGCCAATCCCACTGCACCAGCGTCAACTGCTTCTGAGCCTCCTCCGCAATAACCGGCCCAAACGCCTCCAGGATTCTCTCGCTCCGCGAGAGCAAAGCCTCGGCGTTCCACGTCTTAAGCTCAAGCGTTACCCGCGCCACTAGCTCTGCTCCTTCGCCACTACGCGGATCTTGGCGCCGAGGGCGCCGGTGAGCACCTCGCCCAAGAGCCCCTGCTCACCATGCGGTAGTCGCGCCTCCACTACCTCACACTCCACCGCCGCTGCACCAGCAAACGCCAAGGTGCCAAGGGTGCCTCGAACGACACGGGCGTCCAAGGCGCCTGAAGTGACGTACCCCTCATAGAGCGTCGTGATGATCTCGACGCCAGGGAAGGTCCGCTCAGCGACGCTCTCGGCTTTAAGCCACGCCCTCACCTCTACCGTCTCCGTCGCCGCAAAGACGTTGCCCGTATCAGGATCAGTCACCGTGCCGCTTGCCGGCACGGTGAGCGTCATTACGGCGTTCTCCAGGGCCTCAAACGCGCTCACAGCTTCGGCCGCACCAGCTCTCTAGGTTTCCCCGCCCCGGCGCCTGACGGAAACCTAGGTCCAGTGGCGGAGCGCTTTGCGGTGCCTGACGAACTCGGCAAAGCCATACTGAAAATTGAGGTACAAGACGGCGAAGCCACAGCCAAACTCGAAGCACTAAAGAAGCAGGTCAAAGAGGTCAACGGCGCCCTAGGCAAAGCCTCCCGCGCCACGGGTGGAGGCAGAGGCGCCGGGGGCGCACGCGAATCAGTCCGGGCGCTGGAGCAAGCGCAAGAACGCCGCTTCCGCCTCGCCCAACAGATCAACCGCCTTGAGGAGCAGGGCGCCAATGTCTCAAGGCTGCGCACCAGCTTGGGACGCCTCACCGAGGCCCAAGCCTCGCGCCAGTTCGAGTTCCAGCGGCGCCTGAGCGTAGACCTCAGCCGCCAGATCCGCCTTTCCCAGGCGCGACTCCGCACCGAGCGCGAAACGGCGGCAGCGCTGGAGCGCCAGCAACGCGCCTCCGAACGCGCCGGAGGCCCCCGCTCCGCCATCGGCGGCTCCGTCCGGGACATCGGCAGCGCCGCCTTCGCCACCCGCGGCGCCTCCCAAGGCGGTGCAGCGCTATCGCTCAACGCCTTGGAGCAGGCGCAACAGCGCCGCTTTAACCTCTCCCAACGCATCAACCGCTTGGAGGAGCGCGGCGCCGACGTCACCCGCCTTCGCAGCAGCCTCGGGAAAGTCACGGAGGCTCAGAGTGGGCGCCAGTTCGAGCTACAGCGCCGCCTCAGCGTTGACCTCACCCGCCAAGTACGCCTAGCGGAGGCTCGCCTTCGCACAGAGCGCGAGACCACGATTGAGCTGCAACGCCAGCAGCGAGCCGCTGAGCGCATTGGCGGCCCCCGCTCTCCCGTCAACGGCCGCATCGGCATTGAAGGCTCCCCCGCCGACACCGCCTTCCGCGCCCGCGCCGGCGGTGCCCGTCTCCCGGTCCGCGGCGCCGTTGACATTGTCGGCTCCCCGGCGTTTAAGGCCGAGGGCGACCGCCAGTTCCGCCTGCTCCAGGCCGCCGGCCGCCGCAGCGAGCGTCTCGCGGAACGCGAGCGCCTCCGCGAGATCAACCGCGGCGCCCGCCTCGGCGGCGCCCGCCAAGCCGTGGGCGGCGCTGTCAACATCCTCGGCTCCCCAGCCTTTAAGGCTGAGGGCCAGCGCCAGCTCCTGCTACTCCAACGCGCCGGTCGCCGCACCGACGAACGCGCCGCCCAGCAACGCCGCCGCGAACTGGAGGCCCGCGCCAAAGAGCTGCTTTCCTCGCAGGACCGCCAGACCACTGCCGCCACAGACGGCTTCCGTAACCGCCTCGGCGGAGTCGCCAGCTCTGCCCTCATCGGCGGCGGCTTTCCCCTGCTGTTCGGGCAAGGCGCCGGTGCCGCTGCCGGCGGCCTCGTCGGTGGCGCCGCCGGTGGCGCCCTAGGTGGCGGCTTCGGCTTTGCGTTGAGTGTCGTCGGCACAGCCATCGGCGCCGCCTTTGACCAAACGCTGGAGAAAGGCAAGACTCTGGCCGCCGGCCTTAACGACCCCATCGGCCAGTTCGACGCCCTGCGCCAAGCGTCGCTGCTGTCATCTGGCGCCATCGAGCGTCAGGCGGCAGCGCTGATCGCCGCCGGCCGCGAGGGCGAAGCCGCAGCGCTGATCCAGCTCGACATTGCCAAGCGCTACGGCGACACCGGCAACTTGGAGCAGTTGCGCTCCGCCACCGACGACCTCAACCGCGCCTTTGCCAGCGCGGGCGTCGCCATCGCCAACTTCGCCGCCGGACCCCTCGCCGACTTCATCAGCAAGCTGGCCTCCAGCACCAACGCTCTGGTGCTCCAGGGCCAGACCGACCAGCGTGTCGCCGCAGCGCCAAAAGCTGTCCAAGCCGAAGTCGCCGCCCTGCGTCAGCGCCGCTCCTCCGAACTGGCGGGCACCGGCATCAGCGTCGCCGACGCCAGCCTCGAAGTCAACAAAGACGTCAACGCCCTACTCGACCGCCGCGTCGGCAAGACCAGCGAAGTGCTGGCGGCCGAATCTCGCCTCGCCAATGCCGGCGCCGCCAACCTCGCCAACCAACGCCTCAGCTACCAACTCATCGACGCCAGCGTTGACGGTTACAAGCAACAAACGCTGGAGGTCCAGAAGCAACAGCTCATCCGCTCCCGCAACGACGAGATCTTCAATCTTCCGAAGAACCGCACCCAAGCCGACATCGACGCGGTCAACCAGAAGTACGCCACCCAGATCTACGCCACCGAGAAGCAGCTACTCAGCCTCAAGCAGGAGCGCCTCGCCACGCAATTTGAGCTGAACGCGCAGAGTGCCATCGAGCAGGGCGCCATCCAGCGCCAGATCAGCGCCGCCCAAACTCTTGCCGCTACCGAGGGCGACCGCACCCGCTCCGAACTCCAACGCCGCCAACAGCTCCAAGAGGCGATAGCGGCATCTCGCGATCGCGAGCGGTCTCTGGGCGCCGGCATTGACGCCGCCCGCCTCAGCGGCGGCGACGCCGGCGAGCAAGAAGCCGCCCGCCTCGTCGAGCAACAAAAAGTCGCTGCCGAGTTCACCCGCCTCAAGCTCATCGAAGGCGCTGACGCCCTCCGCCAGGCCGGCAAAGACTTAAGCGACGACCTCACCAGCGCCGTCCTCAAGTTCACCGAAGTGCGCTCCTCGCCCGAAGGCTTGAATCGCTTCCTCTCTGCAGGCGACCAACAGAAACGCGCCGAAAACGACTTCCAGACGCTGCTGCCCCAGTTCCGCCAGGCGCAAGAGCAATTCCGCGGTCTAACCGGCGCAGCGGCACCCGAGTTCAGCGGCTCCACTCAGGACGTCAACGCCGCCATCCGCGACTTCATCACCAGCGTCAAGACCGAGCTAGACGCCACCAAAGCTGTCAACGACGTCCAACGCGCCTTGGCCGACAACACCGCCGCCCTCGCCACCATCAACGCCCAGCTCCTAACCGCCACCGCCAACCTCGCCGCCAAGAGCTGGGCCGTCAACGTCGCCGTCAACGCCGACGGCAGCTCCGCCGCCTACGGCGATGTCCTCAACCGAGCCATCTAAGCCATGACCGTAACTGTCGGCACCTTCACCTGTAACGCGCTCACGGCCCAGCCGTTCGCGTACGAGGGCGAAGCGCGTTCTGGCCTCACCGCCAGAACCTTCGTCGTCAGCGGCTTGCTGACGCCGGTGCAGTGGAAGTCGCTGGTCGATGTCTACAACGCCTGGCGCGATGTCCGCATCACCGACGAAGACACCGCCATCTCCGGCGTCGTCGGCACGACCATTGCCGTCACCATCACCCCAGCCAACGGCCTGAGCATCTCCTCGCTCGCCTGCTGGTTTGCTGAACCCCCTTCGGGGGTTCAGACCGGCGCTTACGTGGCCGCCAGCGTCGTCATGGTGGACGCGGCGCAAGCGCTCCAAGTGCTTCTCCGCGGAGCGGAGAAAGCCGACCCCGAAATCCCCAACCTCGGCACTGTGACGCTCACCCGCGCCAGCGGCACCTCGCCGGTGATAACTCTGATCGAGCCCATGGACACCCGCCAGGACGGCCCCCAAGTAGCGCTCACTGCCACCGGCGTCAGCTATATCACGGGGCCGCTGGTAGCGCATAAGGCCCGCCAGATCCGCGGCCACCTCACCACCGGAAGCTACACAGACGTCTTGAGCTGGTACGACGAGACCGTGGTAGCCGTACCGGCTGCCACAAGCTGGTTCCCCATTACGGCGCCTAGCGCCACGGCCGAGGTTTATGTCACCGGTGGCGTGAAGTCGACGCGCTACACCGTCTCCCTCACTGCGCTGCAGATCATCTAATGGCTATCGACATTCGCGCCGTTGTCACCTGCAGCCTCGGCACCCTCATCAGCGCCAGCCTCAGCGACGACTACATCCAGGGCACCGGCTTAGTCAAGACCAAAGGCTCTTGCGAAATTAGCGGCTTAATCACCCCCGCCATCGGCACCGCCGTCACTTTCAGCTACACCAAAGGCGGCGTCACCAGAGCCGTACCTCGCAAGCTCCGCGTCCTGAGTAGCTTCGCCGACCCCTTCCGCCGCACGACGCAGGTCGAGCTGGGCTGCAAGCTGACCTACCTGCAGGACCTCCAAGAGCCGCTGAAGTGGGACTACACGGACGACCCTCTCAACGCCGGCGTTGACGCTGGCGACGCCGAGATCGTCACCATCCCGCTCTACGCCTCTTCCATCGCCGCTCAGTGTCTCGCTGGTATGGGCATCGGCGGCAGCACGCCACTCACTAACACCTTCAGCATCGCCCAGTTTGACTTCAGCGCCGGCTACGCCTCAATCCTTAGCGACCTGCTGGTGTCGGAGTGCTACTGCGCCTACCTCGACGCCACCGAAGTTCTCCAGGCGATTGACCTCAGCACCGCTGGTGGCACCGGCCCCGTCATCACCTCCGCCCAGATCATCGACGTGGCTCCCATCGGCGTGGGCCAGCTCCCCGGCGACGCCGTCACCGTCAGCTACAGCACCCTCAAGCTCAACGCCCCCGAGCCCCTCGACCCCGACACCGCCGACGACCAAAAGGCGGAAAAGAACTGGGAGCGGGAGGAAACCATCGGCGCACCAACCACGGTGCTAGTTCCCAACCCCGTCTTTGTCA